CTTTATTTTTCTGCAAAAGGCGATGGAACAATTACAGATATACCTGAAATCTGGAAAGATTACGTTAGCCTAGTAGAGCCTGCAACTTCTCATTTAGGATACTTACTTTTCAATACTCCTGCTAAAGCGCTAAATATATCTCAACCATTAGTAAGTGCTATGACCGATGGCAATTGGACATCTCGCCATAAAAACTATTCTGCATTTTCTTCAACGAATGGTCTTAGAGTTGGAGCCTTTGCTGAAGTTGAAAATGCAATGATGATTAAATATTTAAATGAAGCATTTGATATCGCTGGATACCGAAAAACCGGTTACGGAGTAACTTTTGACGGTGGGATTTTAACGATCAATCATCCAACTCAGTTTTCAACAACGGTACCATTACGAACAATTCAACCGTTGGGAGCTAATTATTCTTATGTATTGCAAAGTTATACATCAACATCAACAACTTACAAGGTTTTTAATGAGTCAGGTGCTCTTAAATTAACACCCGAAAATATATCATTTCTTTTTAAAGTAGAAACATACGAAAAGCATAGAGCTTTAGAACCTTTAACTTCTAATGATTCTTTTACTGTTTTTGCTGGTTATTATTACTTACCAATTGATGCACTGAAGAAGATCCAAGCAGGTAATCTTTGGATGACAGGTATAATGAATCGTTAAGACATTTTAAAACAGGCAATATTCTGTTTAATTAATCGTAATTATGGCTATACGGAATATCGTGTGTATTTGGTTGCAATCAAAGGACAGTTTGATCTATCGAAGTATTCTTTGTATATAACGCATATACAAATTTAAAGGACTGACAAAAAAATCCCAATTTGTAAGCCTGTGATCTGAAAACATTACAACAGATCACAGGCTTTTTTATGGCTACAGATTCTTATCATCATGGTGTACGAGTCCATGAACTCAATGAAGGTACTCGTCCTATCCGAACCGTATCCACTGCGGTCATTGGACTCATTGCTACAGGTTCAGATGCAGATACAACAGCATTCCCGCTGGATAAACCCGTATTAATTACCAATATTCAAGCTGCTATTGGAAATGCAGGTACACAAGGGACACTTGCACGTTCATTACAGGCCATTGTCGATCAGACTAATGCAGTCGTCGTCGTTGTGCGTGTCGACCAAAAAACAGATGAAGCAGAGCAAACCACTGAAGTTATTGGTGGAACGGTAAACGGCAAATACACAGGCATGAAAGCCTTGCTGACGGCAGAACAACATCTAGGTGTAAAACCGCGAATCTTAGGCGCACCAGGACTCGATACTGCAGCTGTCACCGCTTCACTGGGTGGAATTGCTGAAAAGCTACGTGCGTTTAACTATGTATCTGCACATGGTTGTGAAACCAAAGAAGAAGCGGTCGCTTACCGCGATGCGATTGGTTCACGCGAGACCATGCTTATTTGGCCAGATTTTTTAGGATGGGACACGGTCACTTCATCGACCAAGACCTTTGAAGCCACTGCACGTGCACTCGGTTTACGCGCAAAAATCGACAACGATACTGGCTGGCACAAAACCTTATCAAACGTACCAGTCAATGGCGTTACTGGTATTTCCAAAGACGTGTTCTGGCAACTTCAAAGCATGGATACCGATGCAGGTTATCTCAACAGCAATGAAGTCACGACCTTAATTCAAAGTAGCGGCCTCCGTTTTTGGGGTTCTCGTACTTGTACTGATGATCCACTTTTTGCTTTTGAAAACTCTACTCGTACAGCACAAGTTCTTGCGGACACGATGGCTGAAGGGCACATGTGGGCAGTGGATAAACCACTACATCCAAGTCTGGCCCGCGACATTGTCGAAGGGATCAATGCCAAATTCCGTGATCTGAAAACGCAAGGTTACATCATCGATGGTGAATGTTGGTTTGATGATTCAGTCAACAGCAAAGAAACCCTCAAAAGTGGTCGACTCATTTTGGACTATGACTACACACCAGTCCCACCACTTGAAGATTTAACCCTACGTCAGCGTATCACAGACAAATATTTGGCTGACTTTGCTTCACGTATGACGGCATAAAAAGGATAAAAACAGCATGGCTTTACCCAAAAAATTAAAAATGATGGATCTGTTTAACGAAGGTAATTCTTACCTTGGCCAAACAGGTGAAGTCACTATTCCAAAGCTAGTCCGCAAATTTGAAGACTGGCGTGGTGGCGGTATGAATGGCAACGTCAAAATCGATTTAGGTTTGGGTGATGACGCAACCGAGTTCAACTGGAAATTGGGCGGTATTGACGGACTCGTTATCGAACAGTTTGGCGCAACAACGGTTGGTGCACACATGTTGCGTTTCACAGGTTCATATCAGCGCGATGACACAGGCGAAACTACAGCGGTCGAAATAGTGGTTCGTGGCCGTCATGAAGAAATTGATTTCGGAAACCAAAAAGCAGGGGATGACACTGAAACCTCAATCAAAACCATCTGGTCTTATTACAAGTTATCGATCGATGGTGTTGAGAAAATTTTGATTGATATTCCGAACATGATTGAACGTGTCAACGGTGTAGATCTGCTTGAAAAACACCGCGCCAATATTGGCCATTAATTTTCCTACCCTTCTGTAGTTCAGTGCTGCAGGAGGTTTTTTTATATCTCTTTTTCTATTAAGGAATGTTTACATTGAAAACTTTAGCGCAACAAGAAAACACCGCAGCGATTGACCCAGATATTCAAACTGTTGATCTCGAAAGCCCAATCATGATGGGAACACTTGAAATCAAATCAATCGAAATCCGAAAACCAAATGTCACTGCACTTCAGGGCGTGAAAATTGCCGATCTTTTAAATGGTGATGTCACCGCTATTTGTAACGTTATTCCACGTGTGTCCACACCCACATTGACCAAGTCTCAAATTAACCAGTTAGATCCTGCGGATCTCGTGCAAATCGGTGGTGTACTCGTGCTTTTTTTGCAACCGAAATCAGTGCGTGTAGAACACTTACGCCAACAGTAGACGACGCGATTTCAAACATTGCGGTGGTGTTCCACTGGCCACCGCAAGCTTATGCCGACATGACACTTAGTCAAATGATGCAATGGCATCAAAAAGCCATTGAACGTAATGGGTCAGATGCCGAATGAAAAAATTAAGATTAGAGGTTCTTTTTGGGGGGAGAGATAAACTTAGTCCTGCTCTTAAAATCATCGCTGGTAGCAGTAATGCTGCCAGTGTTGCATTAAAAAAAACCAATGACCAATTGAAAGACCTTGAAAGCCAACAGAAAAAACTAGCGACTTTTAAAAAGCTAAAGGATGACGTTAAACAGGCGTCACAAGAATTAGAACGCCATAAAAAAACAGTTCAGTCACTTAAACAACAATTGGCCACCAATTCAAACTCCAAACTTTCATCAGAACTTAAAAAGACTGAAGCAGAAGTTAAACGTCTAAATAAAGTCGTCACGGAAGGTCGACCAAAGCTCATTCAGCTTCGTCAGGAACTGAATAATGCAGGATTAAAATCAACCAATCTTGGTCAGCACCAGGAAGAACTTAAAAACAAAATTAAGAGTACAAACACCGAGATTGATCGCCAAAGAAACCATTTGAAGTCTTTAAACGGTCTTCAGACGAATAGTCAAAAGTGGATTGGTCATACAAAAACGGCTGCTATGTATGGTGCAGGAGCAGCTGCAACGGGTGTTGGTGCACTTTATGCCATGCGTAAGCCGATTGACGAAACCAAACGCATGGACATTACAGAAAATCGTATTGGTGCTTTGGGTTTAGGGAAAGACGCCACCCAAGAAGCCACTAAATATGCTCGTGCAATGGAAACCTTTGGTACATCCACTTTAGACAACATGGGGTTAATGTTAGATGGCGTCACGGCATTTGCAGACGTACATCATGCCAAAATGGTCGCTCCAACGTTGGCAAAAATGAAATTTGGTAATGAAGCCATGTTCGGTGCAGAGCAGGGAGCTGAAAACGAACGTTTATTTATGGACATGCTTAAAGTCATTGAACTTCGGAATGGTTTAAAAAGCGAAGCAGCCTTCAACAAACAAGCCAATATTATTCAACAAGTGGTTACGGCTACTGGTGGACGTGTTCAAGCACCTGAATGGCTAAATGCAATTAAAACAGGCGGCATTGCAGTTAAAGGACTTACAGATGAAGCCTTCTATTACAAAATGGAGCCGATTGTTCAGGAGTTAGGCGGACATAGATATGGTACTGCTGCGATGTCAGCTTATCAGAATATATATCAAGGTCGAACCACCAAACGTGCAGCAAATAACATGGAACGTCTTGGTTTAATCGCAGATCCAAGTAAATTAAAACATGATAAAGCTGGCCAGATTTCATTCCTTGACGTTGGCGCAATTAAAGGTGCAGACCTATTCAAGAAAGACCAGTTCGCTTGGATGGAAAAAGTGCTACTGCCTGAATTGGCAAAAAAGGGTATTACCGAGAGAGGTCAAATTCATGATGCTATTGGCAGTATTTTCACAAACCGTACAGCATCTAGCCTATTTTCGACAATGTACGATCAACGTGAGCAAATCCATAAAAATGCCAAGTTAAATGCGGGTGCAGAAAACATCGATCAGTTAAGTGATCGAGCAAAAAACACCACAACTGGTAAAGAAATTGAAGCCAAAGCCAAACTGCATGATGCTTATCTCAACTTCGGTACCACGATTCTCCCTGTCTATACCAACGCGATTGAAATCGCCACAGACGCGCTAAAGGGCTTTACTGGCTGGATGGAACGTAATCCAACACTCGCCAAAATGTT